CCAGGAGATCCCTGTGCCGAACACCCCTGCCCCCACGCCGGACCGGCCGCCGGCCGACCTGGTCGTCGACTGGTCCGCCGACCGGGTCCTCGTCATCGTCGATGCCCCCACGGCCCGGTCGATGTGCGACGCGTGGATCTTCGCCCACCCCGTCCAGACCCCGTTCCCCGTCGAGATCCTCCCCGCCGGGTCCCCGGACGCGAACGCCATGTACGCCCTCACCCCGGACGTCGCCCGACGGCTCGCGGACTGCTGGGAGCTGCTGTACGCGTCCGGTGGGTTCGTGGGCGCCGACCGGCCGCTGTACCTGATCGAGGCCGCCGCCCTGAAGCGGGCCGCGGCGTACGCCGACCGGGCCGCCGGCCGCCCCATGCCGGCCCTCGCGCCCGTCCAGCTGGTCACGATCCCGGGAGGTGCCGCGTGAAGACCATGACGGACTGCAACTACTGCGGTGACAGCTACGTCGAATCCGCCGAGCCGTGGGTCCCCGGTGTCTGTGATCCATGCAGCGGCGCGCCCGTTGAGCACGTCGCGTGGGTGCCGGCGGAGGCCGGGTGAGCCGCCGTGGTGCTCCTGTGGCTACCGCTGGGTGCCGCGCGACCCCGACAGCGTGCTGGTGGGCGTCCACATCAAGCAGGAAAACGCGAAGTTGACGTCCGGCGGTGGAGCGTGAATCTCTCTCCGGTCACTGGCGAGACCCGCGCCGAGAACCTGCCACTCATCGGCGGCGTCGTGCAGACCACCGTCACGTCCCCGCCCTACTGGGGCCAGCGCGACTACGGCTACGCCGAGCAGTCCGGGATCGAGCAGACCTACACCACCTACCTCGACTGGTGGCGCGAGGTGTGCGTCGAGATCCTCCGAGTAACGCGTGACGACGGCACCTGGTGGCTGAACGTGGGCGACACCTACAACACCCGCGCCACGATCCGCCCTTCCGCGCACCAGGGCGGCGTCGGTCACGAGAACGAGTCGATCAGCATGACATGGGCCGACCACCGCGACCGCGGTCTCGTGCGCTACTCCGCTCGCCAGCCCGGCTACAAGGACAAGGACCTCATGGGTCTGCCGTGGCTCATGGCCGGGATCGCCCAGGAGGCGGGCTGGTGGCTCCGCTGCGACGTCATCTGGCACAAGCCCTGGGGTATGTCCGAGAACGCCCCCGACCGGCCCGCTCGGTCGCACGAGTACCTGTTCCTGCTGGCGAAGTCCCGGCAGGGCGTGAAATCCCGGCGCACGCCATGGATCGACAAGCACCGCTCGGTCTGGCCCATCGCGCCGCGCTCCGGTGCCGCTGGCCCAGCGTCGTTCCCCGATGAGCTCGTAGGCCACTGCCTCGACGCCACATCCGACCCCGGCGACCTCGTGCTCGACCCGTTCGGCGGGGCAGGCACGACGCTCTCCGTCGCCCAGTCGATGGGCCGCAAGGCCGTCTCATTCGACGCCGCCCCCAAGCCCCTGCTGAACACGTGGTGGCACCGCGCGAACCCGTCGGCGATCGCCGAGGGTGCTTCGTGAGCGCCCCGCCGGACGACCAGGAGCTGTTGCCGCTGTTCGCGACGGTCGAGCCGGAGCGGGTGGTGGGCCAGTCGATCGAGGAGCGGTTCGAGGCGTTCCACGCAGCGAACCCGCACGTCGCCGACGCCCTCGAACTCCTCGCAACCCGGTGGCTGGAGCACAACACCCGTCTGTCGGTGAAGGCGCTGGTGGAGCGGCTCCGATGGGAGGCCGGCACCCGCACCGAGACCGCCGGCTCCTACCGGATCAACAACAGCCACACGGCGTTCTACGCCCGGCTCCTCCTCGACCGGCACCCCGACTGGGAGCCCGCCATCGAGACCCGTGTGCAGCGGGCCGTCGCGTGACCCCGCCCGCCCCGACCCGGGTCGCGGACTGCAACCGGCCCGGCTGCGGCGCCCCGATCCGGTTCGCTGTCGACGCCGCCACCCGCAAGACGATCCCCCTCGACGACGACACCCGTGAGGCGTTCTCGGTGGAGGCGACCGGCTGCAAGGTGCTCGTGTCCGGTCAGGCGTGGCTCCCCGCGGACCTGATCCGCCACTTCGAAACCAGGTTCGCGGTGTCCGAGTCGGCCGCCCGGGAGCTCGTCGGGGACTACCCGTGGCACCGCCCCCACCAGTGCGCCCCCGCACCCGTCGACTGATGCCGGCGCCCTGCCCGGACTGCACGGGATGCCGCACGGCAGCACGCGCCCGCGACAACCGCGACCTCTGCGCCCGCTGCTACCTCCACGCCGAGAACCCCACGGCGTACCAGCCCTGCCCGAACCTCCTCACCACCACCGGAGAGACCCCATGACGGACTTCAACCACGGCGACCTCGTCGCCGTCAGGCACAAGAACGACCCCGAAGCCGACACCACCATCGCTCTCGTCCGCCGACGGCACTCGGCCGGCGACGCTCTCGAGTTCGCGTACCTGAACGGCGGCTACGACCTGGTGTCCCCCGACCTGCCCGCCACCCGGCTCGTCGTCATCAACCCCGAGGACCCGGACGACATCGAGCGGTTCAGCGCCGCCCTCGCCAATCAGCGCCTCGCTCAGAACCCGGACCGCCACAACGTGCGTGCCGCGTTCCGGTCGCTCGTTGCTCCACCGAAGCCGCCCGAGCCGACCGGTTTCGCGGCGGTGGTGGAGGACATGGCCGGCGAGCTCTGGGTTCGCGTCGACGAGGACAGCCAGCCGTGGCGAGGGCGCGACCAGGCCGTCTGGTCCGACTGGTCCGACGTCGCGGCCGTCCGCGTGGTTTCGCCGGGGGTCGACCAGTGATCGAGATGCAGCTGTCCGAGGTCCTGCTCTGCCTCGCCGCCGCGTTCGGCGCCGGCGCCGTCGCGGCGATGGCGTTCATGGTGGTCGTGGAGCCCCGCCTTCCCGGTAGCCAGGAGGACGTGCAGCGCCACTCCTGCTGTGACGACGGGTGCAAGACGGAGGCACACCCGTGAGCGCGGCCGTCCGCAACAGCCTCGGGCGTTTCGCGACGAAGCGGAAGCCGCCGCCCCCGCTCGAGCACCGCGCCCCCGACTGCTCCATCTGCGGGAAAGAGGTCGACCACGACGGCGACTCGTTCAGGTGCTACGACTGCGGCGCCGCCTGGGACCCGACCGGCTACGAGATGAAGGGCGAGTGGGACGAACCCGACGAGGTGGCGTGCCCCGCAGCCATCGAGTGGTTCAACACCGATCGTCTGGGCGCGGAGCACGAGTCGATCCGTCACGTCGTCGACGAGTGCTACCTCCCCGACGACGGGCACCTCGACCACAAGTCGACCGACATCTGGCAGACCTGGCGCGACGACGATCCCCGGGTGATCCGCAAGGCCGGCCAGTGAGGGTCTACGTCGCTGGCCCGATGACGGGCTACCCGGACTTCAACTACCCGGCGTTCTTCGCTGCCGCCCGAGCCCTCCTCGCCGCGGGCCACGAACCGATCAACCCGGCCCGCACCGAGGGCCGTGAGGGCTGCACGACGTGGCTCGACTTCATGCGCGTCAGCCTCCGCGACATCGCCGACGCCGACGCCGTCGCACTCCTCGACGGCTGGCACGCCTCCCGTGGCGCTGCGATCGAACAGCGCCTCGGTCACGACCTCGGCCTGGTCGTCCGGCACCTCGACGACTGGCTCACCCCACCCACCGACACGGAGACACCATGACCACGAAGACCCGCACGCCGGAGGAGATCCGCGCGGCCCGGGAAGCCCGCCGCGAGTGGTACGGCTGGCTCGCCCACGAGAACGTCGCCCACGTCGCCGACCGCATCCGCGCGATCTTGACCGGGCAGAAGTACACGTTCGTCCACAGCAACACGGTCCTCACCCACGCTGCCCCGGACGTGCGCACCAGCCAGCGCCTCTCCCCGGTCCACAGTGCGTGGATCGACGGGTCGGACCCGGTGCGCATGTGGGACCCGAAGGACGGGCTCACGGGCATCAGCGTGTCCGACACGTACGGAGTGTGGGGCGTCTCCACCAGCTACATCACCGAGCTCGCCGCCTACGCCGACACCGGCAGCAAGATGCGCGTCTACCTCCACATCGAGGGCGGCGTCGGCGACGACCCCCACCGGCCGGGGAAGATCACGATCGCCCAGCACAACGGCCACGGCGAGCTCATGCACTGGGTCATCGCCGTCGAGCACGACGACCCGGACCACGAGGCCACCCTCGAGCCGCAGGCCCTCGTCCTCGAGAAGGCCGCCGACGCCGCCGGCGAGAAGTGGCCGCCGGCCTACGGGCTCACGGTCCCCGACCGCGCAAACCCCACGGCCGACGAGATCGCCGTGTGGCTCCGGAAGCGCGCCAACGACGTGCGGAGTGGGCGATGAGCGAGGCGCTCGACCTCGACGCCATCCGTGCCCGCACTGAAGCCGCCACCACCGGCCCCTGGCGCGACGTCCCGATGGGGAGCGAAGGATCCACCGTCTTCGCGGGAGGGTTGACGATCCACAAGTCCCGCCGGATCGGACGATGCGGTGAGTTCGCCGACGCAGAGTTCATCGCCCACGCCCGCACCGACGTCCCGGCTCTCTTGGCCGAGGTCGAGCGCCTGCGCACTGAGCTTCTGGTCGAACGCTCCTCGCTCGGCACCCCCGCGGCGAAGGCGGCCCGGGCGTCGGTGTCTGACGAGGCCGCCGCTCGCGTGGTGGCCCGTGCCCGCGAGCTCGACCGCGATCCGACCCGGGTCACGTGTCCGTCGTGTGGGGCGTCGACCACGGTCACGAAGGGCGGCATGGTCCGCCGCCACCGCCGCGAGGCCGAGGCAGTCCAGTGCGACGCGTCCCGCACCCCCTGGACCGGCGGTGGCGACCGTGGCTGACCCGATCACCGCCAACCTGGCTCTGACGGTCCCGTGTCCGCACTGCAAGGCCGAGACGGGCGCCCCGTGTGTGACCCCGCGTTCCCGGCCGGCGGGTCAGCCGCACGGGTCGCGGGAGACCCGGGCGCTGGAGGCCGCTGTGACGGCGCCGGCGTCGTTCCGTCCCCGCGACATGGTCACCCCGTCCGTCTTGGCCCGGATGCCGCGCTCGTACCACTCCAACCACCCCCACCAGTGAGGACCAGACGATGACCGACGCCACCACCTACCGCAGCCTCAGCGACCAGGTCCTCGAAGACTGGGAGACCTACAAGAGCCACGTCGAGGACGTCCACGTCCGCCGCTCCGCGATCGTCGCCCGATTCGGGGGCCGCAACCTCATGGTCAACCGCCTCGGGTTCGGCCACGGCACCCGCGTCGTCGGGTTCGAGGTCCTCGACGGAGAACTGCCGGGCCACGTCGTCGCAGACGGGCAGCTCCGCATCCCGAAGGGCGGCGACCGCTACGGCACCGCCGTCCCGAACCTGCGCCGGAAGGCCGGCAAGGAGCTCGAGACCGAACTCGACTCGCTCTCCCAGCAGGGCCCGACCCTGGCCGGGATGCCCCCGTTCGCGCTCGTCGGGTTCCGGTCCCTCGCCCCCGCGCTGTTCGAGGGTCTCGACGGCCCGATCTACGCCTACTGGGCCGGCGAGGTCGGAAACATCGACGCCGCCCACTGGGAGCCCATCCCGCTGTCGACCTACTTCACCGCGAAGGAAACGTCGGAGGGGTCGTGACCGACGAGCTCCCGCCGATCGTGGTGGGTCAGCGGTGGCGTGCCCGCGGTGAACGCGACCGGGGCCGCACCGTCACCGTCACGTGGGTCGACCCGGTCGCGAACCGTCCCGGCTGCCACGGCCTCGTCACCGTCCAGGGGAAGCGCAAGTCCACGTTGCGTGCCCGCACCCTCCACTCCCGTTACCAGCTGCTCCACGCAGACCCGATCCCGGAGACCACATGACCAGCATCGTTCTTGACCGTCACGACCTCGCCGACACGTTGGCGTGGGTCACGAAGGCCATCCCGTCCCGCCCGACCGTCCCGGTCCTCGCCGGCGTCCGACTGTCCGCCGCATCCGACGGCACCGTCTCGATCGCCGCGTTCGACTACGAGCACTCCCACGAGGGACACCTGCCCGCGACCGTCGTCCGTCCCGGCCACGTCCTCCTGCCGGGGCAGCTGCTGCGGGAGATCGTGTCCGAGCAGCGCGGCGAGACCGTCAGCATCGAGACCAACGAGGCCGAGAACCAGGTCGCGGTCCGGGCGGGGAAGTCGGTGTCGACCATCCCGACGCTCCCTCTCGGGGAGTGGCCGAACCTGCCCGAAACCCCACCCGTCGTCGGGGTCACGGACGCCGCCGACCTCGACGCCCTCATCAAGTCGGTGTCGTGGGCTCTCGGGAACGACTCCGTCGCCATCCTCACCGGCATCCACGTCGTCGGCGACGCCACCACCCTGCGCGCCGAGGCCACAAACCGGTTCTCCGTCGGCACCCTCACGATCGACTGGAAGGGCGACCAGGACGTCGACCTCGTCATCCCCGGCAAGGAGTTCGCGACCGCCGTCGGCGGCCTCAAGGGCACCGTCACCGTCCACGCCGACGACAACCGCATCGCCCTGGCCTCCGAGACCCGCACCGTCACCATCCGCCGCCTCGCCGGCGAGTACCCGAAGCTCCGCCCCCTCTTCCCGGCCCCCGACTCGTGGGCCACGGCCGTCGAGGTCGACTCGGCGGAGCTGTCGGGTGCGTTCAAGCGCATCGGGGTCGTCATCGACCAGGGTGCGACCGCGTGGGTGAACGTCAACCCCGACGACGGCGAGGTGACCCTGACGGGCACTGGGACCGGCTCCGGTGAGGAGGTCGTGGACGCCGACGTGACCGGCGACCCAGTCGCGCTCGGGTTCAACCCCAGGTACGTGATGGACGCCCTGAAGGCGATCAACGTGGCCCGCGTCGTCATCGGCCTCACCCCCCGCAAGGCCGCCTTCATCCAGCCCGCCGGCGTGGACGGACCCGCCGTCTCTGCCCTCGTCATGCCGAAGAGCAAGTAAGGACCCCGACCCATGACCGACACCCCACTGTTCCCCGTCGCCACCACGACCGCGCTCGAGCCGACGTCGCACGCCGACATGGAGATCTCCGAGGTCCTCGACGAGACCCTGGCCCGCTGGCACAACGACGACTCCGGCCACCCGGGCGCCTACACGGTGTGCCAGATGCAGCCCTGCCACGCCATCCACACCGCGGTCTCGTCCCACGACCCCGCCGAGCGCTACGACCTCGCCTACGCACTCGAGGCTGCCGACGCCACCATCGCCAAGTTGGAGGCAGATGCCCGTGCCACCGCCGACAGTGTCCGCCAGCTTGAGTCGTTCGACCACGAGAAGGACGAGCTCCCGGACGGGCTGACGACCCCGGCCGACTTCGCCAGTGGCGTCCGCGAGGCCGCCCGAACGATCCTCGTCGACCTCCCCTAGGTCTGACCTCACCCCACCAGCCCCTCCACGGCGCCCAGCAGACACGGTCTGTTCGGCGCCGTTCGTCGTTCCCAGGAGGAACCACGTGACCAAGCCCTATGACGCGGTCGACCTTTGTGCCGGGCCCGGCGGCTGGGACGTCGCTGCCCGACGTCTTGGCCTCCACGTGCTCGGCATTGAGCTCGACCACGCAGCCTGCGCAACCCGCGCCGCGGCCGGACACCCGACCCTGCAGGCCGACATGACCGTCGTGGACCCGAACGGGATCAACATGGCACCGATGTCCGGTCAGATCGGCTCGCCGCCGTGCCAGGGGTTCAGCCCCGCCGGGAAGGGCCAGGCGCGGGACGACTCGATCCGTCTCCTCGAGGAGTTGGAGCCCGTGCGCACACTGCGGGACCTCGAGACCGTCATCGCGGGCTGCCACGAGTGGATGACCCACCCCGGTACCGCTCTCGTGCTTGAGCCGCTTCGGTGGGCGATGACCACGTTCCCGTCGTGGATCGCGTGGGAGCAGGTGCCGACCGTGCAACCCATCTGGGACGCCTGCGCCGTCATCCTGCGCCGCCTCGGCTACAGCGTCGCCACCGGCCGTCTGCAGGCCGAGCAGTACGGCGTACCCCAGACCCGGAAACGGTCCATCCTCGTGGCCCGGGACCCGTACCTAGTCGCGGAACTCGGTCCAGTCGCCCTGCCCACGCCCACTCACTCGCGCTACCACAACCGCGACCCGAAGCGCCTCGACGAGGGCGCGCCCCCGTGGGTCAGCATGGCCGAGGCCCTCGGGCGGGGCGCGACCGCTCGTCCCTCGATGACCGTCACCGGCGGCGGCTCGGCGACAGGCGGGGCGGAGCCCTTCGGCAACGCCGCGCGACAGGGCCTCGCGAAGGAGCTGGAAGCCGGGCGCTGGCAGTTCGCCGGCGCGGGAGCCGCCGCGAACGAGACCGCCCGGCAGCGCCGACGCCCGGACGACGAGCCCGCGCACACCATCACCGGTGGCCGGACCGCAGTCTGGACCCCGACGCCCGCGATCGACGGAGAGACCCCCGCCGACTGCGCATGGAGCGAGGACCGGCCGGCTCCGACCATGGTTGCCTCGTTCGCGGCTGACGTCGTCGCCACACCGAAGTACCGCAAGGCCGGCGACGGGCCGCGGCAGTCGACCCCCGGCTCGATCCGCGTCACGCCCCAGGAAGCGGCCGTACTGCAGTCGTTCCCCGCCGACTACCCGTGGCAGGGCACGAAGACGAAGGTCTACCAGCAGATCGGGAACGCCATCCCGCCCCTGCTCGCCGAGGCCGTGCTCCGCGCCGTGCTCGGGATCGAATCGAGCACTGACACCACCGGTGCAGCCGACTCGGCTGTCGACTCGGCTGTCGACGCGGACGAGATCGCTGACGTGACCACCTACTACGAAGACGACACAGTGACCGTGCACGCAGGTGACTGCCTCAATCTGCTGCGCGCTGACGCCCTCGGTTACGAACACGCTCTCGGGTACCACCCCCTGCGCCTGTTCCCCGACGCGTCGGTTGACGCGATCGTCACTGACCCGCCGTACGGCCTGGGGTTCATGGGCAAGGAGTGGGACGCGCTCCCGCCCGGCCGGGAGTGGGCGGCCGAGTGCCTTCGCGTCCTGAAGCCGGGGGGCCACCTGGTGGCGTTCGGCGGGTCCCGCACCTGGCATCGTCTCGCGGTCGCGATCGAGGACGGGGGCTTCGAGATCCGTGACTCCCTGGCCTGGCTCTACGGGTCCGGCTTCCCCAAGTCCCTCGACGTGGCCAAGGCCATCGACAGTGCAGGCGGCGCCTCGCCGGCCAGCCAGGCGGCGGTACTTCGGACTGCCCGTGAACGAGCCAGCATGACCCGGGAGCAGATCGCGGAGGCCGTGGGTTGCACCCCGTCGTCGGTCCGAGACTGGGAAGAAGGCCGCTCGCGCGCAGTCGGTCGACCGGTCGAGCACATCATTCCGTCGTCGCGCTACCGGTCTGCCCTCGCTGACCTGCTGGGCTACACCGCAGACGAGCGGTCGGTCACCGGAGTTGCGGTAGACCGCCGCGGAGACGGGACCGTGGTCGGGCTCGGCCACTCAGGCAAGGTCTATGGCGACCCCTCCACGCCAGAGGCTGGCCGGTGGGCCGGGTGGGGCACCGCGCTCAAGCCCGGCTTCGAACCCATCGTCATTGGCAGGAAGCCCCTGGCTGGCACGGTCGCCGCCAACGTCCTGATGCATGGGACGGGTGCCATCAACGTGGACGCCTGCCGCATCGAAGCCACCGACGATCAGCTGGCCGAGAAGTACGCCAGCGTCCAGAACGCTGGCGTTCGGTCGAACACCGTCTACGGCCGCGACAACCGCAGCCGCAGCGGTGCTGCACCTCACGACGCTGGGCGTTGGCCAGCCAACGTCGTGCTCGACGAGGCGCTGTCCGACGAGCTCGACCGCGTCACCCGTCACATCGACGGCGCATCCCGGTTCTTCTACGTCGCCAAGGCCGACAACGACGAACGCGTCACTGTCGACGGCGTCGCGCACCCCACCGTCAAGCCGCTTGACCTGATGCGCTGGCTTGTCCGGCTGGTGACCCCGCCCGGCGGCACCGTGCTCGAGCCGTTCGCCGGGTCGGGCACCACGGTCGAGGCGTGCCTCTTGGAGGGCTTCGACTGCGTCGCGGTCGAGCGTGACGAGTCCTATCTGCCGCTGATCCGTCAGCGCATCGACCGGCACCGCAACCCGATCCGTGCCGTGAAGACCGCAGCACTCCCTGGCGAGGACCTCGGCATCTTCGCCCTCTTCGACACCCCGAACGGAGCTCCCGCATGAGCCAGCCCACCCACCCCGAGCCCGGCCGGCTCCGCTACGTGGCCAACGACCTCGACTTCACACTGTTCGTGGAGGCCATCGAGAAGGTCGCCCGCCTGATGGGAACACCGGAGTGGCAGCGGTTCGCCGCGTCGCACCCGCCGAAGCTGGCCATCGACGGCCGGGAGTACTCCCGTCGTCAGCGTGCCCGTCAGGGACGGCGCAGGTGAGCCCGGAAGACCCGCGCCACGGCTCGAACGCCGGGGTCATGGCGCACCGCAACGCCGACGTACCGCTGTGCGAGCTCTGCAAGGCGGCGCAGCGGCGGACCCGGAAGGTCTACCGACTCCGGGAACTCACCCAGGGACCGGCACGCGTACGGCTCGGCGAGGAAGCAGCGCGGAAGGTCGAGTTGATCCCCGTCAACCACCTCGCCGCTGTCTCGGGCGTCCACGCCTCCAAGATCACCCACTACCGCCGCTACGGCCCCGACACGCTCGTCTACCCCGCCACCCGTGACGCGATCCTGAACGCGCAGCCCGCCTACACGGTCGTGGGTCTGCAGCGGCGCCTGCGGGCGCTGTCCCGGATCGGGTGGACCATGCCGGCGGTCGCGAAGGCGACGGGTGTCGACGTGGACGCGTTGAAGAAGCTCCGCAACGCCCCCGACGGGTCACGGGTCTGCGTCCGCCAGGCCGTCGCCGACGGGATCGTCGCTGCCTACGACTCCATGTCGATGACCCCCGCACCGGCGGGCAACACGGCCACGACAGCGGTGAGACGTGCCGCCGCCGAGGGGTGGGTGTCGCCCCTCGCCTGGGACGACATTGACGACGCCGACGAACGCCCCGACGGTGCGTCCTGCGCCACCCCGGGCTGCACCCGCACACGCAGCGGCGGCGGCCGTCTGTGCCGCTCCCACCAGGAGGGCCGCGACGCGACCCGCACGTGGGCGATGGCGGAGCTGGTCAGCGAGTGGGAGCACCTCCGTTCCTGCGGCGTCTCGGAGGCCACTGCGCTCGTCCAGCTGGACACGACCCTCGAGGCCGTCCAGCGCGCCTACAGCCGTGCCGCCACCTCATCGACAGACCAGGAGAGGACTGCTTCCTGATGGCCCGCATCCGCACCATCAAGCCCGAGTTCTGGACCGACGGGGACGTCATGGACCTCTCCCCGTTCGCTCGGCTGCTGTTCATCGGGTCCTGGAACTTCGCCATGTGCGACTTCGGGCACGTCGCCGACGACCCGCGCCGACTGAAGATGCAGGTGCTGCCGGGCGACGACGTCGACCCGGTCGCGCTTGTGGATGAACTGCTCGCGTCGGGCCGTATGCGTCGCTTGGCTGTGGATAACCGGACGTTCTTGCACATCGTGCGGTTCACCGATCACCAGAAGACGGAGAAGCGGTGGTCGCCGCGCTGCGTTGCGTGTCAGGCGCAGGCGACGAGCGAATCCGCAGGTCAGGGAGGGGATGAGCCCCCAGATGAGGGGCTCCCGCCACCCCCTGACGACCACGACGGACCACCCGGAACCTCCCCCAACCTCTCCGAAACTCCCCGAACCTCTGCCCCGGAAGGGAAAGGAGGGGAAAGGAAAGGAAGGGAAGGGATAGAAACTGCTGCAGCAGCCGCGCGTGAGCTCCCACCAGCCGTCGACATCCTCCGCGCCCAGCTCGACGCCAGGAAGCTCATCGTCCGCTGGGACAAGCTCACCGACGCCGACCTGACCGAGATCGTCGACTTCGTCGAGATCCACGGCGACGGGCCACTCATCAAGGCCGCCCTCGCCGGCTACCAGCCGAACAACCCGCCCGTGTTCGCGCAGGCGTGGCTCGGCACCTGGCGGGCCCTGCCCGTCCCCGGCACTGGCCTCGGCCTCGTGCCCGACCTGCCGTGCGGCCAGCCCGGCCACTCCGGCACCACCCGCCACTGCACCCAGTGCGCCTCCGAAGCGAAGGCGGTGTCGTCGTGAAGGCGATCCCCATCAACGTCCGTGCCGTCATCGTCGGCGGCCCCCACTGCGGCACCCGGTTCGTCGTGGTCGCCGACCACCAGCCGAACACCGGCGACCTGCTCGGCACCCCGCCGCGGCGGGTGTCGATGCACCACTCGGGCGCCGACGTCCTCTACGACCTCGACGAGTCGGGCCAGTCGTCGGACGGCCGCACCGTCTACCGCTACCCGACACCGAAGGAGGCGACCCCGTGAAACGCACCCCGCTGGCCCGGAAGGCGCAGATGGCCCGGCGCCCGTTCACCGCGAAGCCGCCCACGAAGGCCGCCACGGCCCCCAGGCCGCCACGGAAGCCCCCGAGGGACACCGGACCCTCCCGGGAGGTCCGTGCGCTCGTCCTGGACCGTGCGGACGGCTGCTGCGAGGTGTGCGGGCTGCTGCTGTACGCGGACGGACGATGGTTGGGGCCGTACTCGGTGCACCACCGGCGTCCGCGCGGCGCCGGCGGCGACAAGAGGCCCGACACGAACAGCCCAGCGAACCTGCTCCTCGTCTGCGGCTCCGCCACCACGCCGGGCGGCTGCCACCTCCTCATCGAGTCGAACCGCGCCCACGCCCTGAACCTCGGCTGGCTGGTCCTCCGCAACGGCGACCAGAACCCGGCCGAGACCCCGCTGCAGCTGCACGCCTACCCGGGCGACTGGTCGCTGCTGCGTCACGACGGCACGGTCGCGGAGTGGGTGCTGTGAAGGCCCTGACGGTGCGGCAGCCGTACGCCGCCGCGATCGTGACCCTCGGGAAGAACGTCGAGAACCGGCCGAAGTACACGAAGCACCGCGGCCGGTTCGCGGTCCACGCCAGCACCACCCCGGCCCACGACACGGCGTTCACGCAGGTCGAGACCATCACCGGGAAGACGCTCCCGAACCTCGGCGCACCCCGTCTCGGACCGGCGTACCGGATGGGCGCGGTCATCGGGGTCGTCGACCTGGTCGACGTGCACACCGAGGACGACTGCCGTGGCGCATGTTCGCCGTGGGCGCTGCGTGCGACCGACATCTGCGCGCAGTGCGTCCGCGGTCGCTGCGCGACGGAGCACGCCCCCTGCTGGCACTGGGAGCTCACCAACCCGGTCCCGTTGCGGGTCCCGGTCCCGATGTCGGGGCAGCTCGGGTTGTGGAACGTGTCGGCCCACCAGGAAGCCAGCATCACCCGCCAGCTCGCCACCCCATGACCGGCCCGGCACCCCACACGAAGCGGACGTTCCCGGATGTGACGGCTGCTATCGCGGCTGCTCTGCGGGTGTCTAGGTCGTCGGGGAAGCCCTTACGTGTCTACGCCTGCCGCCAGTGCGGCGGGTTCCACCTGACCAGCAGACCGAAGAACGGACCACTGCCATGACCGACACCATCGAAGAGGCCCACGACCGCGCCTCCGCGTTCACGACCGTCGACCGCGACCAGACGTTCCCGTTCGTCGAGGACGAGAACTGCAATGTCACCGGCTACGGCCACCAGGACGTCACCGAGTTCGCCGAGGCCATCGCCCGGTGGGACCTCCACTGCGGCGCCACGGACGAGCTGGACCTCGAGGACACCTACCAGGTGTGCCACGACTGGGCTATCGAGCACCCGTCCGACGACGAGCGGCTCTTCACGGTCCACCCGGAGACGGGTGAGCCGGTCACTGCGGGCACGCCGGGCGCGTACCCGATCACGTGCGTGTGGGGGCAGCGATGACCGACCACGCCGAGAAGGCCCGGGACGCGCTGGCTGCTGCGTCGGAGACGGGCCAGGCCGTTGCTGCGCTGGTGGGGATCGGTCACGCCCTGCTCGCTCTCGCTGAGGCGGCGCCTCCGATCCCGCCCGGGCCGTGCGCCTCCGAGGGCACCCCGCTGACCTTCCTCGGACTCACCTACCCCACCCCCCGATGCAGCCTGCTCTCCGGGCACGCGGGCGCTCACACCGACGGGCGAGACACGTGGGTTCCCGCCCCCGACTCAACCCCGCAGGAGGACTGATGACCGACACGACGACACCGGCCCCGCTCGAGGGCCGCCGCACGATCCGCCGCTTCGCCCACGAGCTCTACCCCCACCCCGACGAGGCCGAGGTCCGCCCCCTCGCGGTGGACGTCCCGTACCTCTACGCCCTCGCCCTGGGCCACGAGGTGTGGGAGTCGGACTGGTTCGACCTGGGTCGCGGCGAGGACGGCAACCTGATCCCGGGGAGTCTGGAGCTGCGGCTGAGCGTGGAGCGCACCATCGCCCTCGGCAACGCCCGCATGCAGGCGTTCCTCGCGGACGCCCTCGCCCAGGGCATGACGGGCGACGCGGCGTGGGAGTGGGCGTCGGTCCGGAACCACCCGGAGATCGGTGGCGAGTTCATCTACGAGCGGGCCGTCCACTACGGCGTCGACCCGGACCTGATCAAGCCGTACCCGGTCCTGGCGGAGTGCGCCCACCACACCCACTCGATCCCCCACGAGTCGGGCCGCTTCAACACCCAGAAGCGCATCCACGTGCCGGAGTCGGCGTGCATGGACTGCACCGAGCCCCTCCCGGTCACCGAGGACGACGACACCACCGAGGAGACCCGATGACGAACCCGACCGTGCGCCGCGTCTCTGACGACCGGGGCAGCCACATCGAACCGCCGCTCGACGAGAACGCCTCGCCCATCGAGAAGCTGCGGTGGGCCGCTGCTGTTGCGATGGCGGACGCCGGCATCGAAGTCCACGTGTCCGAGATCGGCGACGGGTACGGCCTGGACTGGGTCGGCGGAGACGGGGCGACCGTCAGTCACAGCGCGACGGACTACCGGACCTGCTGGTACCGGATCGGCGCCATGGCCGACGGGGCCGACATGGTTCGCCGGGCCGCCGCCTCGACTGCCTCGCTGGCCGAGAGCGTGCGATCCCATCTCTCCGGTCTCGCGATCTCCGACGAGGAGCGCGCGTCCGCCCATGCCGCCCTTGCTGGCCCGAGGCCACAGCGCGCCGAGATCGACCGCCTTGCCCGATGGCTGATCGCCGTCTGGGAGGAGGTCGACAGTCGCGTGAGGGCGTCGCACGTCGCGACCTTCGCCGACATGGCCCGCGCTCTCCTCGCTGCTGCTCAGACTGCTGTCACGACCACCGAGGCCAGCGAGGTCGTCGAATACCGGCTGATCGTCGTGACGGCGGGCGGAGAGCACGTCGACACCGTGCGCGTGGAGCCGCGCTACCCGGAGCTCCGTGCTCGCGAGATCCACGAGCACCTCGGGCGGGGCGGCACCTACAACGGTCAGCGGTTCACCGGCACCCGGATCGAGCGCCGCGCCGTCACGTCTTTCGCCGACCGCGCCACGCCGTGGGTGCCGGTCGACACCGAGGGCGGTGAGCCCGAGTGAGCGCCGCCGACGTCGCTGTCCGCGTGCCGGTTCTGCTCATCGCTGTCGTGGCGCTCGCGTTCCTGGCGTGTCTCGTCTACGCCGCGGTCGCCGCCCCGCGCCGCGCCGCCCGTGAGGAGGCCCGGTTCGGGCTCGGTCTCCTCGTGGTCCTCGCTGTCCTCTTGGCCCTGATCTGGGGACTCGCGAACGGCGGTGAGGTGTGGTGAGCGACTACGCCGAGCAGCGACCGCAGGTCGCTCCTGACCGTTGCCTGCAGTGCGAGGAGACCAAGGCAGCCGTTCGGGCCAACCGGCTGTTCTGCTGCACGGTCTCGCGCGGGGAGGTCACCGAGGTCGACGAGGAGTGGGAGCGCCACCGCTGGGCTGACTGGAGCCACCTGGAGCTCGTTCGTGCGGGCATTCGACCCGAGGCGGTCGACCTGCATCGCCGCACCTCTGCTCCGACCTTGCAGTGGGTGCCGTGTGAGGACACCCGCTACGGACACCAGCCTGCCGACGAGGAGGCCACGGCGGCATGGGGCGTGCCCGCCGGGGTCTGCGTCCACTGCGGTCGCCGCGAGGGCGGTGAGCCGTCGTGACGTTCGTGGCTGCGTTCCCGGGTCTGTGTGACCGCTGCGACGGGGCGGTGCGTGTGGGCGAGGAGCTCACCTACGAGGGCAGCGGCTACGCACGCCGCCTGGTTCACGTGTCCTGCCCGCCTCCCCCGACACCGCGGGGTGTGTGTCCGTCCTGCTTCATCGAACTGCCCGTGTCGGGTGTCTGCGAGGAGTGCGCGTGAGCCGCCCGCCGTCGGAGCAGTGGTGGACCATCAACGGCGCCGAGCTCCTCGCGGCTCTGGGGCGTGCGCACGACGGCGACGACCCGGGCGTGGTGTACCTGGAGCTGCTGGTGAACAGCACGACGGAGACGCCATGACCGACGTCGCGTTCCACTGGGCGCCGTCGTCTCGCCGGAAGGGCATCGCCCGGCGGGGTCTGGTGCCGGGGTCGTTGTCCCGGAACCGGCTGTGGCGGCCACCGTTCGTGTGCCTCTCCCGGTCGCCGGCGTACGCCCTCGGCTCGTCGGCCGCACAGACGCCGGTGGAGGAGCCGATGGATCTCTGGGAGGTCGACCTGGACGGTCTGCCCTACGAGTCGCTCGAGGTGGTGGCGTGGCACGACGAGCTCCGCGTGTACGTCCACGTCCCGAAGGCGGCCCTGACCTTGCTGGCAACCCATGACCCGGAGGTGCATGCGTGACGACATCGAACGAGCCCACGCTCCACCGGTGGGAGGAGCCCGAGCCGACGGGCTGTGGCTGGACGCCCAAGCCCCCGCCAGCCGCAGCGCGGGACGACGCACCGAAGCCTGGTGACGTGCTCGACGTCTACGGCCCGTTCCCGGGGCCTGACGGTGTGGACTGGTGGGCGTACTGCCGCCCGACTCCTGACCCCATCCTGAGCCCGTACGCCGGCCGCGTGACCGTCGTCGACGACCGACCCGACCCGCCACCACCACCGCCGCGGCGGCTGTTCGAAGGAGACCAGGCATGACCGACGCGTGGAAGCCGCCTCCATCACTGCCTACCCGCTGGATCGCCCCGTGCCCGTCGTGCAGCCTGATCATGTTCGTGTTCGCCGCATGCCACTGCGGAACCGTCCTCACCCCGCAAAACGTGACGCCCCCGCCTATGCCTCACCCGGGCGCCAAGGTCGATGAGCACGCTCTCTGGCAGGCACTCCTCGCCGGCGAGTCCCCTCGTGACGCAGGCGAACGGTTGGGCATCCACCCGAAGCGGGTCTACGGCATCTGCCTGAAGTGGTCGGGTCGAGGGATCTACGAGTACGGCACCTCTGCCGACCTCGGCTGGATCGACGGTGCCGCCTACGACACCACCTGAAGCCACCCGCACCACCACTCCGCACGTCCCCTGCGCCCCGGACAGCTCCCTGCTGCTGTCCGGGGCGTTCCCCGTTCCCGCACACATTCACGAGGAGCCCCCGCATGACCGTCTGCCGCCCCTCCGAGCACGACCGGCACGCCCGCGTCGTCCCGGGCCGCCACGCCGACCAGCCCGACCACCACCCGGCCCACGACTGCCCCGGCTGCGCTCCCTGCCCCGAGGCGCACTGCCGTGTCGACCACGCCACCCACGTCACCGGACCGGACACGACGTGCGCCGAGTGCGTCGCCCTGGCCCGCGACAACCTCCACGAGATCGCCCGGCTCTGCGGCTCCCTCCCTGACGAGGTCGAGGCTCGTGGTGTCGACTCGGAGGCGATGATGCTCCTCGCACCTTCCACGAACCCGGAACGGTGGGGCCATGCCGCAGCGTCCGCTCTCGGCGGCCGCGTGATTCCTGCCGGCTGCGACGCCACCGAACTCGACGACCTCGAAGCATGGCTCGCCCGGGCCGACCACGACACCCACCCCACCTGGGTCCTGGGCCAGTGGGACATGCAGTGGCGCGCCGACCTCGACCACGACCACCCGAACCCGGACGGCCCGTTCGACCTGAAGACCGCGGTCGCCTACCTCGACCAGCAGCTCACCTACATGGCCACCTACCCGCTCACCGACTTCCGTGGGTTCGCGAACGCCCTGAAGCGGTGCCGCACCCACATCGAACGCGTCCTCCACGCCGACGACTACGTCCAGGCCGGCGCCCCCTGCCTGAAGTGCCACGTCAAGCTCGAGCGGCTCTGGGCGGTCAAGGACAACAAGGACGACGGATGGCAGTGCCCGCGCTGCAAGGAGTTCATCCCCGACGCCAGGTACGGCGTCGTCGTCGCAGCCGACCTCATCGAGCACGGCACCCACCTCACCGCGGTCGAGATGGAAGCCAAGTTCGCCAACCAGTTCGCCAAGCCCCTCACGGCCGGCAGGGTCCGCGTCTGGGGGTCGCGCGGCCACGTCCGCAAGCAGGGCGTCAACCACGAGGGCCGCATCCTCTACAGCGTCGACGACACCCTCGCCCGGGCCACTGCGGCCGACGACACTCAGGCCAGTTGACGTACTTGGTTCCTAGCCAGAAGTGTGGTGAAATTCGTGGCAAGTCCACCCACCCCTGAACACCACGCCCCGAGCCACTTGGCCGGGGCGTTCGTCGTTCCCGAGGCCGACCGTGGCTAAGCGGGTCTGCACCGAACCGGGATGCCCGGCAGTCATCGACGCCGGCACACGCGGCGGCCGCTGCGCCACCCACCGCCGACACCGTGAGGCCGAGCGGGGCACACGCCAGGCGCGCGGCTACGACGCCGCCCACGTCCGCCTGAGGGCCAGCTACCAGCGCCGCATGAACGACGGCGAGCGCTTCACCTGCTGGCGATGCGGTGGCCCGATCGACCCGGGCCACTGGACGCTCGGGCACTGCGACGACGACCGGTCGGTCCACCACGGGCCGGAGTGCCCGCCGTGTGACTACGCCACGGCCGGCCGCACGGGATGCCCGCATCCCAGCCACAACTGAACACCGACATCAACAGGTAGGGCCCCGCGCTGCGCTAACAGCCGGGGCCCTCGGTCATTCCCGGGAAGGGGAACGACGTGGCTCACCGTACCTGCAGCATCGACGGTTGCGCGAGACCTCACCGCGCCCGCGGCTACTGCTCCACCCACTACAACCGTCTCCACATCGGTGAGGCCGCACGCCACCCGCGAGCGGCTGCACCGTGCGTGGTGTGCGCCACCGTGGTCACCCGCAGGGTGGACGCCGGCTACGCCACCACGTGCAGCGTGCGGTGCCGCACGATCGTCCAGCACGGACACCGCCTCGCCCCGGTCGCCGCCTACTCGTGGCGCAGCGATGCGGCCAAGCGTGCGCGCAACGCGGGCGCAGTGATCGTCGAGGTCTTCGACCGCGACGAGATCTTCACCCGCGACGGGTGGGTGTGCCAGGGATGCGAAGTCCCATGCACCGAGCCGAACCCGTTCGTCCTCACCGCCGCGACCGTCGACCACGTGGTCGCGCTGGCAGCTGGTGGTGAGCACAGCAGGGCCAACGCGCAGACCATGTGTCTGTCGTGCAACTCCGCGAAGCACGAGGGCGTTATCTCATCCATGGTATGAGGATCGCCCGGCTACCCCAGGGGGGTAGCCCGAACCCGGATCGTCTGGATACCGCGGAGGAGGTCCCTCGCAGTCCAGACACCTGAGTTTTCCCACGGGCTCGGCCCGGTACGTCACCAAACGCATAGGCATCTACCTCCAGCCGTGCGTCGGGACCCTGGAGGGTGAGAGATGGCTTCGACCTACCCCGCTGGCCTCCGTCCTGGCGGCCGCAAGCTCTGGCGCGAGATCACCACAGCCCACGAGCTCAACATCATGCAGCGCGTCCAGCTCGAGGAAGCGTGCCGAGCGAAGGACCGCCTCGACCAGCTCGACCTCGTGCTCCGCGGCGACGCGAACACGTGGATGACGCTCGCCGAGGACATGAGCGGCGACGGGAACGTGTACGAGCTGCGCATCACGAACGCGCTCGGCAAGTCCAACGACACCGCGAACCTGCTCAAGCAGCTCCTCGCGGCCCTGCGTCTGCCTGACGATCAGACCGGGAAGGTCCCGCAGCGCCGTGGCCCCCGCGGAGCGCAGAAGCCGACCATGCCCGGTGGTGCGGCCGCCGGCGGGAAGGTGTCCTCGCTCGAGCGGGCCCGCGCCAAGCGGTCCAGCTGATGTTCGTCCCCCAGTTCGAGGGGCACGTCTGCTCGCTGGGCTACCTCGCCGTGGACTGGCTGTCCGTCAACGCCTGCCACGGCCCCGGGGACGTCCAGGGCGAGCCGATCGACCTCGAGGCCGACCAAGAGGTCGCCGACCACATCATCGAGTGCTACAAGCTCGACGAGGTCACGGGCCGCCGCGTCTACGACGAGGCCGTGTTCTCTCGCGCGAAGGGGCGCGCGAAGTCCGAGGTCGCCGGCTGGATCGTCGTGCTCGAAGGGTTCGGGCCCTGCCGGTTCGCTGGCTGGGCCAAGGGCGGTGAGCCGTACCCCGTCCCCGAGGTCCGAGAGTTCTACGAGCCCGGCGAGCCGATGGGTGAGCCCGTCCGGTCCCCGCTGATCAAGTGCCTCGCCACCGAGGAGTCCCAGGCCGGCAACACGTTCGAGAACGTGGCCTACATCGTCTCGGACTGGGGCCAGGAGATGCGGCCCGAGATCTACGGCGGCGCTGGCGGTGTGCGGCAGTACCAGTCGGCGTCCGCGATCTACCTCCCCCAGGGTGGCGAGATCCGGGCCTGCACCTCCGGTGCGGCGTCGAAGGACGGCGGCAAGGAGACCCACGTCGTCGCCGACGAGACCCACCTCTACGTGCTGCCGGCGCTGCGTTCGATGTACGCGACGGTGTCGCGCAACCTCGGCAAGCGGAAGATCGCCCAGCCGTGGCTGCACCAGACGTCGACGGCGTACCGGCCGGGCGAGATGAGCGTCTTCGAGGACACGCTCACGAAGTGGCGCAAGGGCGAGCTGCGGTCGAGGGTCTACGTGAACCACCGCGAGGCCAAGGGCAAGATCGACCTGGCCGACGAGAAGCGCACGATGGAGCAGCTGCGCTACGTGTACGGCGACTCTGCCGGGTGGCAGGACCTTGAGCGGAAGTACGAGGAGCGCAACGACACCCGGATCTACGAGGACGAAGAGCAGTTCATCCGCTACGCCCTGAACCGCCCGCAGTCGGGCAAGGACGTGTGGATCGCCAAGGACATCGTGGAGCGGCAGTCGCGGCCGGGAACGGAGATCGCTCGAGGTGAGTCGATCGCGCTCGGGTTCGACGGGTCGCTGAACGACGACGCCACCGCGTTGGTGGCGTCGCGGATGAGCGACGGGCTGATCTTCCCCATCAAGATCTGGGCGGCGCCCGACGGGGCCGCCGCGAACTTCTGGGAGGTGCCTCGTCTCGAGGTGCTCGCCGAGATCCGCGAGACGTTCGCGAAGTACCAGGTGGCCCGGCTGTACGCCGACCCCCACGAGTGGCGCTCCGACATCGAGACACTCTCCGAGGAGCTCGGCGAGGACACCGTCATCCCGTGGGCTACCAGCAACTACGTGAGCATGTCGAACGCCCTGGACCGGCTCCGAACGGACCTCAAGCAGGGTGGCGAGCCCGTCGGCGACAACCCCATGGGCCGGGTGTTCCACAGCGGCGACAAGCTGACGATGGAGCACTTCAACAACGCCTACGTGGCGCGGCGTGGCCGGCTCCGGCTGGTGCGCAAGGAGCACGACAAGTCGCCTCGCAAGATCGACGCCCTGGTCGCCGCGACCTTGGCCTACGAGGCCCGCGCGGACGCCATCGCGGCCGGCTGGACCGCTGAACGCTCACCGAGCATCTTCTTCCTGACCTGAGACAAGGGGGCACCGTGGCACTCAGCCCCTACGAGGAGGACCTCCTCAGCAGCCTCAGCCGCAGCCGGGACCGCCGCCACCGCGCCGACATCCTGAACGAGCGGTTCCGTGAGGGCGAGGCCCGCATCGAGCACCTCGGCATGGCCATCCCGCCCGAGATGCGGCGGTTCATGGTGTTCGTGAACTGGTGCGACACGCTCGTCACCAGCCACACGGACCGCCAGCAGGTGCGGTCGCTGTTGCTGCCGGGCGAGGAGACGACCTCGGCGGAGCTGCGGGCGATCTACGACGCGTCGAACATGGACACGCAGCTGTCGATGTTCTCCGACGACTCGTGGACGTTCGGCCGGTCGTTCTTCTCGGTCGGCGCGAACGAGGACGACCGGAACCTGCCGATCGTGCGGGCCGAGTCGCCGCTGCAGATGTGCGCCCGGGTCGACATCCGTCGGCAGCAGATGACCGCGGCCGCCCGGTTCTACAAGCCCGAGGACGACATCTCCGACGGTCGGTCGACGCACTTCGCTCTGTACCTGCCCAATGTCACCGTGTGGGGCCAGCGCGGCAAGGACGGGAAGTGGGTGGAGACCGACCGCAACGAGCACAAGCTCGGGGCGGTGCCCGTGATCATGCACCTGCACCGTCGGCGCTCCGGGAAGTGGCTCGGGCGTCCCGGGATCAGCATCGTCGTGCCGCTCGTGGAGTCGGTGACGCGCACCATGACGAACATGCAGTTCGCCCAGGAGGCGGCCGGCATCCCCCGCATGTACATGACCGGTGTCGCGGCCGGCGACTTCGTCGACAAGACGGGGAAGCCGATCCCACGCTTCGAGGCGTATTGGAACGCGATCCACCTCCTCGCGAAGGAGAACTCGAAGGTCGGGCAGCTCTCCGCCGCCGACCTGAAGAACTTCGAGACGGCTGTCGCGGTCAACGGGAAGCTGGCGTCGTCGCTGACGAAGCTGCCACCCGACTACTTCGGCATCACCACCACCAACCCGTCCGGAGAGGGCGCGATCCGGGCCGCCGAGGCGCGCCTCATCCGGTCGTGCGAGTCGTTCAACACCCAGGTCGGAGACCCCCTCGGCTGGACCATGGCGCTGGCCCTGCGGATCGCGACGGGCCAGACCGTGGAGGGCAACCGGATCCGGGTCGACTGGTTCGACCCGGCGACCCCCACGGTGGCGCAGCGGATGGACGCCATCACCAAGGCGAAGTCGGTGGGGATCCTCTCCCGCGAGGGCGCGTGGGACGAGCTCGGCTGGTCCGAGGCGCGCAAGGACAAGGAGCGGGCCTACTTCGAGGCCGAGCGTTCCGATCCGACGTTGGAGTCTGTGGAGAGGGCGTTGAGCGGTGCCAACCCTTCCGCCCTCGGCAACTAGGCACCAGCGCCGCATCGTCCGTCTCCTCGCGATCGCCCGGGCGTCTATCCGGCGGTCGTGGGGGCGGATGGACGCCGCGGCCGCGTCGTGGGAGGACCAGTACCGCGAGCAGGTCGCGCCCCAGGCCATCGGGATCATCGTGGCCGCCCAGACGCTCGCCGCGCGGGAGTCCGACGAATACGTCGCCGACGTCCTCAACGACCTCGCGTTCGGGCCTCGTACCGAACCCGGCGTGCTGAACCCGACCGGGTTCGCCGGCGTCTCTGGTGACGGTCTCCCGATCGCGACGCTGCTCGAGCAGTCCGTCACTCGCGCCGGGCAGCGCTACAACGCCCTGCGGGAGCAGACGGTCGGCGAGGGCGTCACGGTGCGTCTCGCGCCCGACCTGGACCTGGCGCAGGAGGCGCTCGACGACGGTCAGGCGTTCATCGACGGCGTCGTGGAGACCATCCTGGCCGACACCGCCCGGGCCGCGGAGCTCGCGGCCATGGCGCAGCGGCCGTGGGTGGCCGGGTGGGTGCGGCAGGCGGAGGCGAGCGCCTGCTCGCGGTGCATCGTGCTGTCGGGCAAGTTCTACCTCTTCAACGAGGGGTTCGACCGGCACCCACGGTGCCGGTGCAGCCACCTCCCGGCCCCCGACGGGCGTACGACGGCGGGCAAGGAAGCCCTCGACCGCCTCATCGGGGCCGAGTCCCCGGAGGCGCACTTCTGGGCGCTCACCGAGGCCGAGCAGGACCGGGTGTTCGGCAAGGCCGGCGCCCAGGCCATCCGTGACGGCGCCGACATCTCCCGGGTCGTCAACGCCCGCCGCGGCATGAGCCGGTCCCAGGACACGAACCGCCTCAAGCGGGTCCGCGTCAACGGCCAGTGGGTGTACACGACCACCGAGGCCACCACCCGCCGGGGCCGCCGCGGCAGCCAGGCCCGGGGGGTTCGGCTCATGCCCGAGTCGATCCTCGAGATCGCCGGCAACGACCCCGCCGAGAGAGTCCGCCTCCTGCGGCTCCACGGCTACCTCTGACTTCCCGCCACCACGGCGGAAGGCGCCCACGGTCGCGCTCAAGACCGGACGCTGACGAGCTACGGAGCACACACATGACCAGCAAGCCGAGCCCCTTCCAGTTCTCTGGCCCGATCACCCTCGACACCCTCGACCAGCTCTTCTCGCACCACCGCAGCCTCACCGGCGGATGGTCGATGGAGGCTGGCGACGGTGACGGCGGCGGATCGGGAGACGGCGGGCAGGGCGGTGGCAGCGGGGACAACTACAAGCCCCCGGCCACGCAGGCCGACCTCGACCGGATCGTCCAGCAGCGAGTGGCGCGAGAGCGCGACAAGTTCGCCGACTACGACGACCTGAAGAGCAAGGCCGACCGCCTCGCCGAGATCGAAGCCGCCAACCAGTCCGAGAACGAGAAGGCGGTCCAGGCCGCCCGCGAGGAGGGCGAGAAGACCGCGAGCCAGCGGGCCGACGCCCGCATCGTGCGAGCCGAGGCCAAGGCGGCCGCGGCGACCGCGAAGTTCCGAGACCCCGCCGACGCCGTCGCGTTCCTCGACCTCACGAAGGTGAAGGTCGGCGACGACGGCAACGTCGACGAGGCCGCCCTCAAGGCGGAGCTCGAGGACCTGGCGAAGCGCAAGCCCTACCTCGTCGACGACGGACGTCCGAACCTCAAGCCCGACCACTCCCAGGGTGGCGGCGGCGGGGACGACAAGCCCGGGTCGATCAAGCAGGTCATGGCCGCGCGCGCAGCAGCGCGAGCGGAGAAGCAGCCATCCACCTCATCGTCCTAGGAGGACTCCATGCCCGGTCTCAAGACCACGCAGTACGGCACGGGTGACTACTCGGCGCTCCTGAACACCGACGGCCTCGACGAGGCCGTGTCCGGTGTGCTCGACGTCAGCACGTTCACCGCAGCCACCCACTTCCCGAACGGGTACTTCCCGTCCATGCTCCCCGTCCGTGTCGACGACCGGGACGTCATCCGCCCCTGGACCGACACCGCCGGCGCCCGCCTCGGTTTCCTCAAGGGCGACTTCAAGACCGACGGCGTCGAGGACGTCAACTGTGCCGTGATCGTCCGCGGCAACGTCAAGCCCGCGAAGCTGCCGATCGCGTTCACCGTCCCCACGACTGCGCCGCAGCCGCAGTTCGCGTTCTGGAGCTGATCCCCATGCCGCTGTGGACCGACCTCATGACCCCCGTCGAGGCGACGGGCATCGCCCGCGACGAGCAGTACGTCATCGAGCAGCGACGGGGCGGCACGCTCGCCCGGTTCCTGCCGAACGTCTCGGTGGACTCCGACCACGTGAAGTTCTACCCGTCCAGCACGGGTCTCGTGGACGCCGCCCGCTACCGCTCCTTCAACGCCCCGCCCGAGATCGGCAAGGGGCAGGGCGTCAAGGCCAGCACGATCGACCTCCCGTCGATCGCGCGGAACGAGCCCATCGACGAGCTCACCCAGAAGGAGCTGTCGCGTCTCTCCGACGACCGGGTCCGCAAGAGCATCGAGGCCGCGATCAAGCGCGACGTCGAGGCCATCTCGATGCGGCAGGAGCTGTCGCGCGGCTCCGCGATCCACGCCGGTGCGCTCGTCGTCGACCAGGACAACTTCTGGATCAACGACATCTTCGGCCGTGACGCCGCGCTCTCGGTGGTCGCGGGCACCGGGAACTGGTGGAACGACCCCGCCGTCGACCGCCTCGTCCAGGCCAGCCTCTGGCAGGACGTGTACGCCGGCCTCAACAACGGCGCCAACCCCGGCGTCATGCTGTTCGGCAGCCGTGCGGCGTACAACGCGTACGCGGCCGGCAACCAGTTCAAGACCATCGTCGGGACGGCCACCCGGCCGCCGCTGCAGGCGGAGGTCACGGCGTACTCCAACGCCGCGGGCCTGCCCCCGGTCGAGATCTACGACCGGTCCGTCTCGCTCGAGGGGACGCTCACGAAGGTCCTCAACCCGAAGTTCGTCTACTTCCTGCCCGAGCCGGTGGCGGTCGACGACGAGAACGGGTCCCTGCTCGGGGCGACCTACTGGGGCCGCACGGTCTCGGCCGGGTTCGAGTCGTGGGGCATCGAGCCCGACGAGCAGCCGGGCATCGTGTGCGGTGTCTTCCGCGAGGAGAAGGTCGGGTCCTCGATCGAGGTCCAGGGCGACTCCATCGGTGAGCCCGTCCTCGCGAACCCGAACGCCTCGATGGCCATCCAGGTCCTGCCGTGAGCGGGGTCATGAAGGCCACCATCGTCGTGGCCCACCCCGACACGGGGGTGGCCGCGGCGCTGGTGAAGGGCACCGAGGTACCCGGCTGGGCCGACAAGCTCGTCCACCCCGACGACATCGAGGGCGGCGAGCCGGCTCCCAAGGAGCCGTCCGGCGAGCCGCCGCGCGCCGGCGGCGGGTCCGGGCTCGACGTCTGGAAGGCCCACGCCGAGTCCCTCGGCCTCGTGGTCCCCGACGACGCGAAGCGCGACGACGTGATCGCGCTCGTCGACCAGCACAACAGCAGCAACTGAGGAGGTGGGGCGGTCATGGCAGTGACTCCCGCAGACGTGGCAGCCACCCTTGGCCGCCCCGCCCCCGCAGACGGATCCGCCGAGTTCGTGCAGTGGACCATGTGGATCGGCGACGTACGCCGCAAGATCAAGAACCGGCTCGGGGACCTGGCCGCCCTCGACCAGGACACCCTCGACTACGTGGTGCGCGAGACCATCGCGTCCAGGGTCGAGAAGTCCCGGGCGTCCTCGACCACCGTCACCGTCGACGACGGCACCGTCACCCACCGCTACGAGACCGACAGCGGCGCGGCCGCGCTCGACGACGACTGGTGGGGATGGGCCGAGCTCACCCCGAAGGTCGACACCGACGCCCTCTCCACCCGCCCCGGGTTTGCCCCCGACCAGGACTGGGGCTGGCGGTGCTGAACTACGGCGCCGACCTCGACGCCGGCCTAGCCGAGCTCCGCGGCTACGCGCTGCAGCGGATGAAGTCGCGAGTCACCATCCGGCGCCGCGCCGGCAAGACCACAACCTCGGCCGGCGTCGAAGTCCCGAACTGGGTGACGGTCGCCGTGGACGTGCCGTTCCGATCCGACGGCACCAGCTCGTCCAGCGGCGGTTCGACCGGCGCCCGGATCGGTGGGGTCACCTTCGAGGAAGCCATCGCCGTCGGCCACCTCCCCCACGACTACACCGACCTCCACGACGGCGACCTGCTCGAGTGCACGTCGGGCGAGTGGGCCGGCTCGGTGTGGCGGGTCATCAAGGCCATCCGCGCCGACCAGAAGACCGCCCGCCGCCTCCCGCTCGCCGACGAGGCCCGCCCCAAGGAGTGGTGATGACCCGAGTCGAGTTCAGCGGCATCACCAACCTCGCGAACGACATGACCCGCATCCCCGTCCTCGCGAAGACGCGGATGGTGAAGATCGTGCGGGAGCAGATCAAGCACGGCGAGCGCCTCGCCCGCCTCAACGCGCAGAAGACGTCCGGCAGCCGCGGCAAGCGCTTCCCCCGGGCGATGTCGTCGGAGATGCACGCCGGCGGCGGACTGTTCGGCAACAGCATCTCCGGGGAGTACGGCCCCGACCGGAACAAGCCCCAGGGCGGCATGGCGTTCGAGGACGGGCCCGGCCCCCAGACACGGCCGCACCGTGCCGTCGGGAAGACCATCCCGCTGATCCGCAACGAGCTGTCGCGGAAGACCGCCCGGATGATCGACGGGCTGTACTGGCCGTGACGCAGGCCATCTCCCGCGCGCTGATCGTCGCCGACGTGACGGCTCGCCTCCTCGCAGAGGACGTGCAGGCGCTCCGCCTGGACGAGATCAAGGACCTCGCCGACAGCGGCTCCGGGCTCCCCGACATGTACGTCGAGGTGCACCTCGAGGTCGAGGGGAACGGCGCCACGCTGAACGACGGCACCAGCGACCTCACGTCGTGGGTGCTGGTCCTCGTCGCCTGCGGCAAGACCGTCGCGAACGCCGAGCTGCTCCTCGACCGTGCCGCTGCCGCTCTCTACGGGGAGCGGATCTCCCGCGCGGACGGTGAGGTGTCGACGCCGATGCAGCGTCAGCCCGGCGACTCCCCCGACCAGGAGCGAGCCGGCTACTACGCCGCGTCCGACGAGTACACGTTCACCTTCTGAGCCCGGTCCCACCCTGCACACCACCAGCCCGCACACGGGAGGAACACCCATGCCCACACCCGACTACGTCCGCGTGAAGCAGGCCGAGACCGGCCACCAGCTGTCCGTGCCGCGACGCCACTTCGAGCGCGCCGCCGAGGGCGCCTACGAGCTCCTCGACAAGCCCGCCACCGACGCCGGCGGGCAGCCGCTGCCGCCGAAGTACAACATCACGCCCCGCCCCAAGACCGACGCCGGCGACGGCGACGGAGTGACGGAGCCGCCCCGCTCGGGCGCCGGCTCCGGCGTCGAGGCGTGGCGGACCCACGCCACCGGCCTCGGCATCGACGTGCCCGAGGGCGCGACCCGCGACGACGTGATCGCGCTCGTCGACAACACCCCGAAGGGACTCTGACCGATGGTTCTCCCCGTCCGTTTCGCGCAGAAGCGCGCGTTCGGCAACGACTCGTGGGGCTTCGCGCCCGTCGTCGCCGACCTCCAGCTGCCCACCATCACCGAGCTCGAGGCCATCTCGGGCATCAACCTCTCCTGCGGCGTCTTCGGCGACCAGGAGGGCTTCACCGGCACCACCGAGAAGATCTCGCTGCCGCGGATGGCGTGCGACACCGACCAGTTCGAGGTCAACGGCACCACGTCGTTCGCGATGGCCGACCTGATGGTGCTGTTCGACCCGCAGGCCGCCGAGGGCGCGCCCGGCAAGAAGGCGTGGGAGACGCTCGAGGACATGATCGAGGGCGTCCTGTGGCGCCGTCAGGGCGTGCCCGCGAAGACCGACCTCGAGGTCGGTCAGTTCATCGACCTCGTGCCCGTGCAGCTCGGCACGAAGATCCCGTCCAAGACGTCCACCGGCGCCGACGGCGTCTACGCGTTCATGCAGCCCGCGTCGATCGTCGGCCCCCCCGCGTGGAACGTGCCGCTCCTCGACGCTGCCTGACCCCCTGACGGCCCGCCGCCGGCTTCGCCGGGAGGTCGGCGGCGGGTCTTCCATCCCGGTATCCCGGCAGGAGAGTCATGACCGAGAAGCGCAAGCCCCGCAGTGACGACGTTCCGCTGTTCGACCCCGACGACTGGGCGGTCCTCAACGACCTGCGGCGGGCGCTGCAGCAGGCCGAGGAGCAGGCGGCCAACGCGGAGGCCCTGAAGTCCACCACGATCGGTGACCTGCCCGACGTCGACGGCGCCCGCGCCGCCTACGACGAGGCCCTCGATGCTGCGATCGAGCGGGCCGAGACCGTGACCCTCGAGGACATCGGGTTCGGGCGGTGGACCGACCTCGTCGCGAAGCACCCGCCCCGCCCCGGCCACGAGGGAGACCGGGAGAACGGCTACAACGTGCTCACGTTCCCCCGCGCCCTCCTCGGCTTCAACGACGGGAAGCGGCGCACCATCGCCGCGCCGCTGTTCGGCAGCGACGAGGAGCGCGCCGACTACGTCGAGGACCTCAACGCCGCCGACGCCGAGGCGCTGTTCTTCAAGGCGATGCAGCTGAACCGGATGCAGGCCGCCGACCCTTTCGCCGTGGCGCGCTAGAGCGGTTCCCCGCCACCATCGGCCGAGACCTCGAGATCAGCGAGGCGCTCGGCCTGACGCGGGAGCAGCTGTACGACCTCCCCGACGACGAGCTCGAATGGCGCCGAGCTGCGTGGGAGGCGAAGAGGACGTCGTGTCCCCAGTGCGGGGGGCCGGCCGGTCGGTGTGCGGACTCGGAGAAGGACTGGTTTCCGCAGCGGACCGTCTGCTACGCGACGAGGGAACAGCAGGTCGCTGAGCGGCTCTACGAGCTGCTCCACAAGAAGCGGCCCTACCACGACGGCACCGAGACGTCGTGGGCGGAGAAGGCGTCGATCGCGCACCCGTTCCACTACCACGACGGCACCCGCATCTGGGTGGCCGAGACCGACGTGAACCCCGACGACGACTTCCTCACTCCCCCCGACCCGTTCGGGCTACTCAACGCAGGAGGTCCCGACGATGGCAGTGCGTCGTGAGAAGGTCATCGTCGAGCTCGAGGACCGGTTCAGTCCGACCGCCGCGACGATGGCGGGGAACGCGCAGCTGCTTGAGCGACGTCTGCAGGAGCTGTCTCGGGCGTCCGACCAGCACACGACGTCGGCGACGAACCACGCCAACGCCCTCAACGGGCAGAACACGGCGCTGGGCAACCAGACGACCACCCTGACCGCGTTGACGTCGGCGACCGACAACCACGCCACGTCGGTGAACAACCTCAACACGGTCTTCGGGAACAGCCAGAACCACGCGAGCATCCTCGGCGGCAACGGTCCCGGGTCGCTCAACAGCGTGGGCAACGGGGCCAACAACATCGGCCGCCAGTTCGACCGGGCATCGGGGCGCGTGGGGCTCCTCGTGGACGCGCTGATCGGGATCGGTCCCGCGGCCATCCCGATCGGCGCGGTCGCCGCACCGGCCGTGTCCGGGCTCGCGGGGATGCTGGGCATCGCCGTGGCCGCGGCCGGGACTCTGGTGCTGGCGTTCCAGGGCGTTGGGGACGCCGTGTCGGCCGTGAACGCGGCCCGTCTCGACCCGACCGTCGACAACCTGGTGAAGGCGAACGAGGCGATCGCCAACCTTGGTCCCGAGGCGACCCAGTTCGTCGGGGTCCTCTCGTCGATGCGCGCCGAGTGGGCCGGCCTGCAGCGCGCGGCGGCTGGTGGGTTCTTCCCTCAGGTCACCAAGGAGCTCGACGAGATGGGTCCGCTGCTCGAGCGGACCGAGACTCTGCTGTATGCCATCGGCCAGGCCGCCGGCGTCGAGGTCGCGAACGGCATCGACTCCCTCAACGGGGACCGGTGGGAGGACTTCTTCGAGTTCCTCGGTCGTGAGGCCGCTCCGACGCTGCGTGACATCGCCGCCACCACCGGCAGCGTCGCCCACGGGCTCGCCGAGATGTGGATGGCGTTCCAGCCCCTCAACCGCGACTTCGGCGACTGGCTCGTGCAGCAGGCCGCCGACTTCGACGACTGGGCCGCTGCTCTCGAGGACAACCAGGGCTTTCAGGACTTCGTCGACTACATCCGCGACAACGGACCCCGCGTCGCCGAGACCTTCGGCGCCATCGGCGGGGCGATCCTCGACATCGTTCAGGCAGCGGCTCCGCTCGGCGGGCCGGTCCTGCAGATCCTCGAGACCCTCGCCGACGTGGTCGGGGCTCTCGCCGACTCCGACTTCGGTGGGCCGCTGATCGCCGGTCTGGCCGCGATGACGCTGTTCCGTCGCGGCGCGCAGGCCACCAGTGCCCTGATGGGATCGGCGTTCGTTGGATCGATCCGCCAGACCGCGTCCGGGGTCCGCACCCTCGGCGCGGACTGGCGCACGGCCACCGCTTTCGGTGCGACCACGACCGCGCAGATCACCGCGCAGCAGACCGCTGCCGCCCGTCTCCGCCAGACCCTCGGCGGCCTAGGCAAGGGCGCCGCCATCATGGGTGGCCTCGGGATCGCGGCCGCCGGCGCCGCCAACGGGATCAGCCTCACCAACACGATGAGCCTCGGCCTCATGGGCCTCATCGCCGGCCCGTGGGGTGCGGCCGTCGGTCTCGGTGTCGGTGCACTCATGGACTTCTCGGCGGCCTCCGACGCGGCCGGGGAGTCGCAGCTGCAGGCGTCCGACATGGTCGAGGCGTTCCGCTCCACCCTCGACAAGCAGTCCGCGGCCCTGACCGACGCCACTCGCGATCAGGTGGCGTTCGCGCTGGCGCAGGCCGACATGGGCGACTACGCCGAGACCCTCGGGCTGTCGATGTCCGACCTCACCGACCTGGTGATGGCCAGCGACAGTGCGTGGCAGTCCTGGTACCAGACGAACGGCGCCGTCAGCTACGACGCTCCCCAGGAAGAGGTCGACGCCCTCGCCCGGTTCCTCGACGGCATGGGCGAGGTCCGTGGCGCCCTCAGTACCGCTCGCCAGCAGCAGGAAGACGTCGCTGCAGCCACCGAGGAGTCGACCGAGGCGTACAACCTCTCCGCCGACGCCCTCGACCGGCTCGCGACGTCGTTCGCGGCGTGGAGCGACCTGCTGTCCGGCCGTGACGCGCTCGTCGCGTTCGAGAAGTCGATGGCCGACCTCAACACCACCCTCGCCGACGGCGGCCTGAACCTCGACCGCAGCACCGAGGCGGGGCTCGCGAACTACGAGGCCCTCACCGCGGCCAGCCAGGCGACCATGGCGTGGGTCGACACCCTCCCGGCTCCGGAGAAGGCCGCGGGGATCCGGTACGCCCGCGACCAGATCATGGACATGCTCACGGCGATGGGCGCCACCGAGGTGGAGGCCGACGCGTGGGCGAACTCCGTCGGGTTGTCCGCCCAGCGGGTCGAGGACACCGTCAACGCGTCCAGCGAGGCCGTGTCCGGGCTCTTCGACGCGTTCGCCGCCCTCCCGGGCGACGTGCAGACCGACATCCGCGCCAACGGCATCCCCCAGACGGCCGAGGCCGTCGACGCGCTGCGGGTGAAGTACAACCTGACCCCGTCCGAGGTCGACACCCTGATGCGTCTGCAGTCGGGGGCGGCGGAGGCTGGGATCAGCCGCTACAGCGGGCTGATCAACGCGCTCCCGAACGAGAAGCGGGTCACGATCCGCACGGTCTACAAGACCGAGGGTCGGCCGGCGCCGGGCGTGAACATGCAGATCGCGAAGGCCGACGGCGGGATCCTCTCGTCGGTCGGTCCCGGTCGGGCGGTCATCGCCTACGCCAGCGGCGGCCTCGACATCGCCAACGGTCACCTGCCGGAGCTCACGAAGCCCGGCACCCCGATGCGCATGTGGTCGGAGCCGGAGACGCAGGGCGAGGCATACATCCCGCTCGCCAACGACTGGCGGCGTCCGCGGGCGATCTCGACGCTCCTGCAGACGGCGGCGCTCCTCGGGGTGCAGCAGTTCGCTGGCGGCGGGATCCGCGAGGACACGTCCAGCTACTACGGGCGCACCCAGTCCGCCTACGCCGCGCCGGCCGTCGTCGTCTCGGGTGGCGGAGGGGGCGCCGAGTTCGCGCGCCTGCAGTCGCTCGTGGCGGAGCAGTCCCAGCTCATAGCACGGCAGAGCCGGGCGCTTGAGCAGCTCCCCCGCCGCATCGCTGATGCGACGTACCAGGCGGGTGTCGACGCGGGGTCCGACCGGGCCCAGCGGATCAACGCGATGGCGAAGGGGGGCCGCGGGTGAAGACGACGTACCCGATCCTGCGGCTCGTCACGGCCCCCAAGCGGTCCGCGCGGGTGTTGTTCGACTTCCAGCACCCCGGGGACCACGAGCACCCCCGCACCTACCCGGACGACGAGCTCACGATGGGTGAGCCGTCCCTCGCCGGCGACGCCGGGGCTGCGGGGCGGGTGTACGGCCGGCGGGAGCCGTCGTGGGGGTTCGTGATCTGGGGTGACAAGCCCGGGGCCCGGAAGGTCGTCGCCCGGCTCTCGCGTGAGCTGGTGCGGCCGCGGTCGTGGCTGATGTACCAGCTCGACGAGAAGACGGGTCCGACGTTCTTCCGGACCTACGCCACCGACCCCGGTCCGCTGTCGCTCAAGCAGGTGTGGAACGACAAGGCGCGCAGGGACGTGTGGCTGGTCGACGTGCGGCTCGAGGCCGACGCGTTCGGTCTCGGCGAGCTCGTCACCCACCCCGTGAAGGCGCTCGGCAACGACCCGGCGACCGGTGGAGTCGTGTACGAGCTGCCGCCCATCCTCGGTGACGCACCCACCCCCCTGAAGCTGTCCGCGATCCCGGCGGTGTCGGCCGGGAACTGGGGTGCGCGGCGGCTGTTCATGTCGCTGTTCTCCGTCATTCCCGACGCGGTGGGTGCCGGGCCGGTGCTGTGGGATGCCTCCACGTTCGGGGTGCCCGCCGGGTCCGGGACGGGTGCGGTGACTGCTGACGGGTCCTGGTTCGGTCCCGGCTACCGGGAGGTCACGTTCACCGACCCGACGATGATCAGCCGGCTGTCGACGAACGCTGCGCCGACGTCGATGCCGCCGCTGCGGCCGGGCCGTTACCTGGCGTTCGCGCGGGTCGGTGTCACGAACGTCGACACGGTCGTCGACCTGCAGTGGGGCGACACGGGCAAGGTCGCCCGGTTCAAGCCGCCGACGGGCGTGGCGGGGTTCATCTCGTGGGTGCCGCTCGGCGACTTCAGCACCCCCCGCGGGGTGGATCTGGACGTCATCACCATCGACGACACCGCCGCCGCCCGCACTGGGTTCCTCAAGGCCGCCCGGGTCTCGGGGACCGGGAACCTGCGGGTCAACGGGCTGCTGTTCGTGCCCGTCGACATGCCCGGTGTCGAGTCCGTCACCAGCCTCACCACCCGCTCTACCAACCGGCCCACGAACCTGCAGTACCGGCACGTGTGGGATGGGGAGGTCGGGGCGCTGTGGCGTGCCGCGACCGGTGGGGTCATGGAGTCCATCGACACCATCGAGCACGGCGAGTACCCCGTCGCCGTGCCTGGGGAGCGGAACGTCCTCACGCTGCTGCAGCAGACCGAGTCCGAGGACTGGCCGTTCGCGCTGCCCGAGATGTCCGACAGCCTCACCCACACCACCCAGCTGACCGTCTCCTACCACCCGTGGGTGCTGTACGTGGAGGGCGACCAGTGAGCTACCTCGGTGTGCACATCCACGACGGCGCCGGCCACCGCACCGTCACCCGCGTCTGCACCGGCCTCGAGTTCACGCGGATCGCGCCCGGCGGCTACTCCTACGCCCGGATGCGGCTCAACCTGCCCCGCAACGCGTTCGACGACCTCGGGCCGGCCGACCGGGTGTGGATCACCGACCCCCGCACCGGCGACACCGTGTGGGAGGGGTTCGCGGAGAACCCCGGCCCGGTCGACGGCGCCGCCGGCCAGGAGTGGGACCTCACCGCGGTCGGGTCGATGGTCGTGGCCGACGACCTCGCGAAGCCGGTCGTGTACATCGACACCGACCTGAACGCGTGGGAGCCCGACAACCGGTCCTCGATCCCGGCGTTCGCGACCATGCAGGTCACCGGGTACCCGCGCGGCGAAGCCCGCGACGGCCTGCTGCTGGGGTTCCAGACGGGGCAGAACGTGCTCCTCAGCAACAACGCGTCGATGGCCTACGCGAGGCTCTCCGACGCCGGGCAGGGGTTGGCGGCCATCGCCGTGACCGGCCGGTCGGGGAAGAACGACTCCGGCTACCGCGTCCAGCTGCACACGCGCTCCGGCACCATCGACGACTCCCGGGTGTTGTTCTCCGACATCGGGATGGTCGACGAGTGGAACGACGCCATCCGCGTCATCGGCACCTCGTCGGGTCCGCCCGCCGGCGTGCACCGGGTCGCGCTCCGCCTCATCCGCACAACGGGGTCGGGGAACGTCGCCGACGACAACACGTGGACGTTCCTCACCCGCATCTCCGTGGTCGGGCGACGCATGGACAAGTACGGGGAGCTCGACACGGGCCCCGACGACATCGTGTCCGCCACCCACGTCGAAGCGCACTGGGTGGTCGCCGACGTCGTCGCCCGGTTCCTGCCCATGGTCGACCCGGCCCGCTCCGAGATCGCCGCGCCGACGTCGCCGTACCCGATCGACCAGCTCGTGTGGACCGAAGGGGTGCGGGCGTCGGGGATCTTCGACGCCCTCGAGCAGTGGCAGCCCGAGATGTTGTGGGAGATCCTCGACTCCCGGCCCGCCCGCGGGTTCCGCTCGAACTACCGGCCGTGGCCGACCGACGTCCGCTACGTCCTCTCCGCGCAGAAGGACTCGTTCCGGTCTCCGGGCGCCGAGGTCGACCTCTGCAACCGGGTCCTCGTCGAGTGGACCGACGCCCGCGGGAACCGGCAGACCCTCACCGTCACCAGCACCGTCCCCGAGCTCGACGCCGTCGGCCGTGTCCACGACGCCCAGCCCGTCACCCTCCCCGTCGGTCGCGGATCCGCTGCCCTCGCGCAGCGGGCCGGGGAACTCGTCCTCGCCCAGAAGGCGAAGGCCCCCGCGGCGGGCCGGGCGGTCGTCAGCCGCCGCATCTTGGACCGCAAGACCGGCAGCAGCGTCATGCCGTGGGAGATCGAACCCGGCTACCCGGCTCTCGTGCGGGAGAGGAACCTCGTGCTGCCTATCACCGAGAACCGGTACGACGACGAGGCCGGCGCCGCCCAGCTCGAGCTCGGCCGGCCGGTGCTCACTGAGACGCAGCTTCTCGCCCAGCTGATGCGGAAGACCCGGTGAGCGGCACCGTGGTGTGCGGCCGGTACGCGCCCGGGTCGTCGTTCGACCCGCACACGTTCGACGACCTCACCGACGCCGCAGTGGTGGAGGGGATCGAGTGGGCGGGCCCGGTGCTGTGCGTGACGTTCGCCGACGACCTCGACGACCAGGTCGCGGCGGCGGTGCGGCTGCGGATCGTGTCCCCCAGCCGCCAAGACGAGGCCGCCAGGGCCTCCCTCCTGGGCGTCGCTGAGGTGCTGGTGGCCCAAGACCCCACCGACCCGCTCGCCGTGCTCGTGCGCGACGCCCTCGAGCTCGTGCTCCGCCCGCACGTCTCGCACGAGGGGATCCACGAATGAGCGACCACCGAGACGACCCGCTCGACCGGTTGGAGCATCAGGTCGAGAGCCTGGCCATCGAGCACAAGGTCATGACCGCCCAGTCCGCGTGGGAGGCGACGAACCGGATCGGGTTGCTGTGGGTGCACTCCGCGATCGGCGTCCTGGCGGGTGTGATGATTCTGACCGCCGGCACCGCCGTCTCCCTCGAGAGCATCTTCGGCCCGGCCGCCGTGCCGATCACCGGGTGGATGCCGCTGATTGGCGGTGTCCTCCTCGCGGTCGGTCTCCGGTCCCACCCGCGATCTGTGCCGCTCGAGGTGGTTGGCCTGTTCCTGCTGCTCGGCTGGGACCTGGTCCTGACCGTCGGCTTCCTGGTCGCCTACTTCACTGACCTCGGTCTCACCACCAGCCGCCCGTACCCCGTCGCGGTGTACAGCGGGCTGGCCGCCCTGATCTGCGTCCATCTCTGGACTCTCCGCAAGGTGATGCGCGTTCGTCGCGAGCACCGAGAAAGGCACCCTGATGCCTGACGTCCCTCTCTGGGTTCAGATCCTCGGCGGGCTCGTGACCGCTGCCGTGGCCGGCGCGGGAGGTGTGCTCGCGTGGGTCCGCTTCCGCAACGTCGAGCACCCCGCCTCCCAGGCCCAGACCGCGCACCTCCGCGCCGAGACGGAGAACCTCACCGTGAAGACGCTGCGCGAGACGCTGCAGGAAGTGCGCGAGCAGTCCGAGGGCCGGCAGGCCGAGATCACCCAGCTGTGGGCTCGCCTCGACTCTCGTGACGCCGCCATCGAGGCACTGCAGCAGCGGGTCGAGGAGCAGGACCGTGAGCTGCGCGACCTGCGTCGCCGCCTCGACCAGACCCCCGCCGCTCCCCCAGCGACCATCCCCCCGACGACTGAGGAGTCTGCGAGTGTCTGACCTGACGTTCCTCGCCCGCCTCGCATCCCCCACCCTCGGGAAGCTCGACGATCACAAGGCCGCCGGTGCGACGTGGGAGTGGGTCCACCACGACCTGATCGACGAGGACGGGGAGCCGTTCGACTTCACCGGCTGCACCATCACCGTCGAGATCTCCGACACCCAGACCGGCGCCCTGATCCTGGCCATGCCCGGCACCCCCGGGATCGGTGGGTTCACCCACGGCGCCACCGCCGTCCAGACCGCGGCCCTCGCTCCCGGTGTCGCCCTCGACGAGCCCCGCCGCTGCAAGTGGCGGTGCGTCATCTCCCGCGACGGCGTGACCGTCAAGCTCTGGGATCGCACGGTCTCCGACTTCCTCATCGACCCCGCCTGAGCAGGAGGAGACCCACGATGGAGCTCTACCCCACCAAGTCCTACGTCAACTGGGGCCCCGCCATGGGCAAGGCCGGGCGACCCGGCCAGGATGGCCAGGACGGCGCCAGCATCGTCGGGCCCGAGGGCCCGATCGGTCCCGCCGGTCCCGGCACGGGCGCCGGCGCATGGCAGCCCTCGACGGCGTACACCGCCGGCCAGGTCGTCCAGGCACCCGACGGGTCGATCATCAGCCGCAACGCCACCAGCAGCTCGCGGCCGACGTTCGACGCCACCGAGCGGACCGCGTGGACCGCCGTGTCCGCGAAGACCGGCACCATCGAGAACGACGCCCTCGCAACCGCTGTGACGCCGCTCGCGGAGGCCGCGCTCGCCGCTGCGCTGGCTGATGACGAGACCCTCGGCCCGTTCATCGAAGGCGTCGCAGAGACCGCGGTGGGTGACGCTGTCGCAGAGCTCTCCCTGGCCCGGGTCGTGTTCTTCGGCGACGACCTCGACTACCCCCGCCCGGCCGGCGCTGCTGCCGTGCTGTGGATCGGCGTCGGCGTGCCCGTCTCGGCGCTCGATGTCGACCTCGTGATCCAGATGCCGGCACCCCCGCCGCCGCCCCCGCTCGAGCCCGACCACGAGTACCTGCCCGCCGGTCTCGTCGGCAGTGGCGGCTCCACGAACCCGCCTGACCACACCTACATCCCCGCCGGCCTCGTCGCCGCGTCCTGAAGGAGACAGACCCATGGTTGACGTAGCCCAGTGGACCGACGCGGCCGGTGCCGCTGACCTCTCCCAGCCCGACCCGCTACAGCGCCCCGAGCTCGTCGCCATCAACGGCGTCCAGGTGGCACAGTTCCGGCTCGGCAACTACGGCATCACCCCGAAGCCCACCGGCTTCGACGCCCCCGGCCTGGTCGACTTCCTGCGCAACAAGCCCGCCTGCACGGCGATGCTGCTGTTCCGCAAGACCAGCGACCAGACCACGACGTCGCGTTCCATTCTGGGCTTCTCTACCGGCACGAGCGCGGCACTGACCCGTTTCCGTGTGCAGCACACCACCGCCGCGCGCTACCAGCTCGTCGCACGTCGCCTCGACGCTGATGCTCAGGTCTCCGTCACCTCCGCTGAGCCGGTCGTGACTGGCGAGTGGGACGTCATCACCGCCGAGATCGACTGGGCCAACGGCACCCGTCGCATCCGTGTCGACGGTGCCGAGGTGACCGGTGTGTCCCCGTCGCACGGCAACACCTCCGACACCTCGTCGCTGCGCGTCACCATCGGCGGGTCGCCCAGCGCCGACACCGCGACGTCCGTCTCCGAAGTCCTCGGCGGCCAGATGGTGGGCCTCCGGTTCTGGGACGCCGTCCTCTCGCCGGCCGACCTCGCCTACTACGAGAGCCAGACGGCGGCTCTGCGCAACGACCTGATCGGAGCCTGACCGATGCCCACCCCGATCCTCCTCGAGACCACCGCCGGTGCCCAGGCCAAGGCCGACTCCGCGTTCCAGGCAGCCGTGGTCGAGGCCGTCGCCGCCGCCGCCGAGGCCGAGGCCCGAGCCCGGGCCGCAGCCGACACCGACGCCACCCCCAAGATCAACGCGGCACGCGCGCAGGCCATCAACGCCGCCGACCTCGCAGCGCGCGGCAAGTACGTCGCGAAGCCCGCCGGGCCGGTGAAGCGCTTCGACATCCGCGACTACCTCACCGAGGGCCAGGCGCTGCCCAACGACGGCGTGCTCGACGCCTCCCCGCTGCTGCGCCTGGTCTACGAGGCCGCGTGGGCGTGGCATCTGACCACCATCGCGTTTCGCGTCGGCGGCATCCCCGCCGAGGTCTACGCCCCGCCCGGCCTGTACCGGATGCTGCAGTCACTGCTGCTGAAGTCCGCCATCGGTGTCTGCGCAGACGGGCACGCCACCACCCACTTCCGGCCCGAGGGCACCGCCTGCTTCCTCAACGGACCGCTGTGGTTCGCGGAGCCCGCCGAGGGCTGGACCTACTTCGACGACGTCACCTTCCAGGGCTTCACCGTCGACTGCGGGAACCAGAACAACCCGGCCGGCTACGACGGCACCGTGAAGGCGTTCTACACCAACAACATGCGCCGGATGCGCGTCCAGGACGTCCACATCCTCGACTGCTACGCCAGCGCCTTCGGTATGGACTTCCTCATCGAGTCCACGTTCTACGACTGCTACGTCTACGGCGCCGGCCGCAGCAACGTGTCCGAGAACAGCCTCGGCCCCACCTGCTCCGGCTTCGCGCCGGGCACGGGCCGGTTCGCTGAGGAGTCGGTCATCTGGACCAACTGCGTCGCCGAGGGCTGCAAGGGCGCCGGCTGGCTGCTCGAGCAGGTCCCCCAGCGCGCCGCCTTCCTGCGCACCCCCGGCTACACCCTCGTGAACTGCAAGAGCGTTAGGAACAAGTTCGGGCTCTCCAATGCCGGGTGTGGAGGCGTCACCGCCATCGGCTGCGACTTCTCCTTCAACACCCACTCCGGCATCGTCGTCTCCGGCTCCGGCGCGCGCGCCGCCGGACGCAACGGCCTCATCTCGTCGTGCACGTTCTTCGCCAACGGCGGAGGCACCGTCGGCGCCGACGGCCGCGGCGGCCACGGCATCTCGTTCGTCTACGGCGCCAACCCCGACGGATGGTCGCTCGTCGGCAACCTCTTCCTCGACAACCTCGGCTACGCCGTCCACGTCGACTCGAACTGCGCCCCCGTCAACGGCGGCCTGCGCATGACCGGGGGGATCGTTCGAGGCAACCAGGGCGGCGTCAAGGTGCTCTACCTCAACCGCCGCCTGCGCGGCATGCTCGTCGAGGGCGTGCTCTTCGAGGACAACACCGAGGCCGCCCTCTGGTTCGAGGACGGCCTCACCGCACCCCAGATCATCGACAACACCTTCACCCGCAACCCCATCGCGATCCGCTGGTGCCCCGAGCGCAAGACCACCACACCCGTCGTGCGGGGCAACGTCCTCACCGACAACATCGAGGCGATGCTGAACACGCCACTCGACGACGACCTGATCGAGGGCAACCTCGTCACCCAGACCGTCAACGTCGCGCTCGAGGCCCTGGCCGGCGCCCAGCCGGTCTTCGTCTCGGACGAGTCCGGATCGACGCAGCGGTTCACCAGCGATCTCGCCTGGGACGGAGCACAGCCCTCGACCACCTACCTGGTGCGCGAGACCGCCCCGACCTCGAACACGCTGGCCCAGCTCCGCGGAGCAGCAGACCAGTCGCGGATCAACATCGGCCGCGCCACCGGCAACGCGAACTGGCTCGCCGGCGCCCGCGCCGCGGACGGCACCACCGTGGTCAACGTGACCGTGCCCGGCCCCGTCGCCCCGGCCGTGCTCGCCGCGGTCCGCACCGAGAACGCGCTCACCCTCCACGTCCACGGCGTCGGCACCAACACCGCAGCCGTGGCCGGATGGTCCGCGTCCCCGACCGTTACCAGCGCGGTGCGCCCCGCCGGCTTCTCCCACCTCGTGACGTTCCCCGGCGCCCACGACGAGGCCAAGCGCACCGCGATCATGGCGCGACTGACCGCCGAGTACCTAGGCGTCTGACGATGACGTTGAGCTTGAGCTGCCACTACTTCGACCCCAACGGCCAACCGGTCGACTACAAGGACGCCAACCACTCGCAAGCACGGTTGTGGTGCGACAGTTGCGGCGAAGTGCTCATCGAAGGGCCCGACGTCACGATCGCGCGGTGGACGATCGCTAGCGCCACCAACGGACGCACGCACGTCACCGCAACCGACAACGGGGCGACGATCCATCTCTGTGCCGATCCCGCGGAACTCGTCTCTGCCGTGATCGATTCGTGGGGTCGAGCTGACTCCGGCTTCACGCCCGCCTACTGACCCAACCCCCACGTGGGGACGCCCGGGCCCTGCACCACCCACCCCCTGACGGCCGCCCGGCCAGCACGACCGGGCGGCCAGCGGGAGTTACGGGGCCGGCGGCGGCGAAGGCTCGGAGTCATCCTTGCCGGGGAGGAACGACCTCACCAGCATCACGACAGGGAAGCTGATGAGCGCCACGCCCGCGATGTTGTTGCCCAGGGCGAAGAAGACGATCGATGCCACCATGGCCGTGAACGCGAGGAAGAAGGCGAACGACTGCCCGTTCTCGGCCGACTTGATGGCCGCGTTCGTGGCGTTCGTGATGGCCCCGTTGCGAGTCTCCGCTGCGTTCTCCGCTATCCGGATGATGCGGTCACCAGCGCCCGGGACGACGCTCTCGTACCCGGCCAGGTCCGCCGGGTGGGGCAACTGCCCTTCCCAGCGGGTGGAACTTACTTCGATGAAGGCTTGATCGACCGAATCCCAGCGGCCAGGGCCTGATTCGTCTGGCGCCATGCCTCCGCTGCGGCGTTGGTCCGGGACACCTTCTTGGTGTGCGCGCGGAGCCGGGGGGACGGGTCCAGGGTGAGCGTCTGGAACCCGGCTGTCACGGACATCCTGGGGATCTTCTGGCTCATGACTGGAATGTACCCCTCGCTCATCGGCTGAATCACTAGGCCGTCCGGACCTGTCACTCACAGGCTTCTCGCTCGCACCCCCGAAACCTAGCCGCCCCGCACCCAGCGCCGGGCGGTTTTCGCCATGCCCACCACGACGCCTCAGGAGGCACCCGTGAGCACCACGCAGCCGAACCCCTACGACGTCGACGACGTCACCCAGGAGGACGAGTCCTCCGCCGAGACGTTCGAGGTCGGCGCCGCCGTCCCCGACTTCACCCAGATGCCGGACCTCGCCGAGGTCCCGGCCGACGACACGACCCGGGAGGGCTGACCGATGGCTGTACGTTCCGCTGGCGAGGCGATCGCGTGGGGCCGGTACTGGCTCACCTCGAGCGCGGACGCCCCGACGAGCTCGGGTGACTGGTTCCAGTGGTGCCTGGTGTTCGTCCGCTCCTGCTTCGGAGTCGGTGCCCGCTTCGGGTCGGCGATCGCGGCGTGGAACGGCGCGAAGCTGCGCCACCCCACCTCGAGCCCCTCGTCCATCCCGGCCGGCGTGCCGGTCTTCTGGCGCACCGGGAAGTGGGGCCACGTCGCCCTCTCCCTCGGTGACGGCTGGTGCCTGAGCAACGACATCCTCCGCAAGGGCAAGATCGACCGGGTCCGCATCGACACCATCACCCGCGCCTGGGGCGCCACCCTGCTGGGCTGGACCGAGGATCTCAACGGCGCCCGCGTCTACCAGCGCCCTGCCCCGGCACCGGCGAAGCCTGAGCCGCTGCGGGTGTGGCCGACGCTGCGCGGCATCTTCTGGGACGAGCACCAGCTGCACCTCGACGCCACCCTCGGCGGCAAGGACACGTGGGACGAGATCGGGGGCCTCCGCGACGCACTGTGGTCGGCCCCCAGCGTCCAGGTGAAGGCGCTGTACGACGAGGTCGCCGCCCAGGAGGCCGCCGCGGCCCGTGAGGCGAAGGCGCAGGGGCGCACGGAGCCGTCGCTGAAGCAGAAGGGGTTCGCCCGCGCACGCCGGCACTTCTCCCAGCTGATCGCGATGAAGCCGTGAGCGAGCACCGCGCGGACGACCGCGCGCCCAGCGTGCTCGAGCGGATCGTGCGCGAGCCCACGCTCGTCACCGGCGTCATCGTCACGGCGTTCGGGCTTGCGGTCGCTCTGGGCCTGCCGATCACCCCCGAGGTGACCGGCGGCGTGGTCGCGCTCATCGGCGCCGTCTTCGCGCTGCTCCGACGACTCCTCGTCCCGGCCGGCGAGGTCGTCGCCCAGCAGAAGCCGGGCAAGGCGCTCCCCGAGGCCGGGCCCGCGTCACCGCTGCCGACCGGCACCCCGATCGTGTCGGTCGAGGCCGAGCACCTGACCACGACCTACCCGGCCGAGAGCGTCGACGAGCCTCCCGTGCCCTGACCCGCATCGCCACCGCGAGCCGCGCCCCACCCCCTCACGCAGGGGGTGGGGCGCTTTCGCTATTTGCTTCAGTCCGACCGACTTCAGGCCCGTACTTCACCGGCCGGATGTTCGCGGCATCGACCCACGAGTGCGTCAGCGTCGGCTCCTCACCCTCGCGCAGCAGGTCGGCGCGGATCACCCACCCCTGCCACAGCGTGTTCCCCCGGCCGCCGCGGTCGTACTGCCGCCACATCACCAGGAGGCCGGCCTGGTGGTGGTCGCCGTCCCAGCGGCCGGTGACGTCGACCCACACGTGCTTCGGCTGCGCGAGCCTCGTGGTGTCGGTGGTGATGCGGCCGCGGTCGTCGGACATGCAGGCCAGGTTAGAACACGTGTTCGATCGTGGGAGGATCGCGCGGTGACCACCCTGACCGGCACCATCCGCCCCAAGTCCGACCCCACCGCGGCGGCCACGCCGATCAGCGCGGACGGCGCGGACTACCAGGCGGCGTACGACGCGCTCCTCGACCAGGTCCCCGACGACCACCAGCTGCTGCGCGTCCTGCAGGGCTGACGGTCGTGGACGGCTTCCTGCTGATCACCCACCTGGCCGCGGCCACTGGCGGGGGCCTCGTGGGCTGGTGGCTCGCAGCACGCCACGGCCGATGACGGTCCCTACTTGCTGTGAGAGCGGTACTGCTGCATGTGCTTCTCCTGGTCGGCCGCAGTCACGCCGAGCTGCACGCCGAGGGCGATGACCCCGACCAGGGTGACGCCGGCGGCGACGGCCAGCACGACGTAGCCGAGGATCAGGGCCACCGCCGAACCGTCACTGGACCCGGATGCCCCGACTGCCGCTAGGACGCCGCCGACCACCCCGAGCACGACCGCGATGAAGACGAGGCGTTCAGCTCGCTCCTGAGCCGGTGGCTTATCCATGGGACGACTGTAGGTCCATGGTCCCCGGGCTGTCAGCGGACTCGACGACGTTGGTCGCGCAGACGCCGCAGACGGTTGACGAGCTGGGGGGCGTAGGCGAGCGCTTCGGGCTGGTCGAGCATGTGGTTCAGGGCCTGGCTGTACTCGGTGAGGCTCATGTCGAGCTGCTCCCGGATCGCGTTCTCCTTCGCGCCGAGGTACTTCCAGCGGGGCGCCTCAATCTCGAGGATGAGGCAGTGCCGGTCGGTCATCTCGAACGCGCGCTCTGCGGTGACAGCCATGCTGGGACCGTACGTCTGACCACCGACAGTCGCGTCGGCTCCCGCCACGGTGGTGCACATTTGCACATATATCCGGATAGCGGCAGCTAGGCGAGCACATGTTCGCATACCCAAACACGCTCTGACCTGGCCATACTCGTCTGACCTGCTGGTGTGTAGCGGATTCAAGTCCCGTTACTCACCCCAGACACCGGAACCCCCGGTCACCTCGCGGTGGCCGGGGGTTCTCGCGTCTCCGGGCCCGGTCACCGGTGG